AATGGAGTCAATGTAAGTTTATCACACTTACGAGGGTCCAACGCAATCGCACAGTTGTCTGATTGTGTAATCGCTTTAGAACGTAATCAACAAGCCGAAGATGAATTAGAAGCTAGGACCACAAGATTACGTATATTAAAATCAAGATATACCGGAGACGTTGGCCTTGCTACCTCCTTAGTGTATGACAAAGATACGGGGAGACTATCTGAATATGAAGACACAGAACTTTTGAATAGTGAATTTAGTGATTTAGACGTACCCTTTTAAACTATGGATTTAGTTTTTGATATTGAGACTGATGATTTAGATGCAACAGTAATCTATTGTATTGTTGCGATTGATGAAGAAGACAATCATTATGACTTTGATATCATTGAGGATAATATTGAAGAAGGGTTAGAATTATTATCTAAAGCCAATAAATTAATAGGGCATAACATCATTGGTTTTGACATCCCGGTTATTAAAAAACTGCATGGCATAGATTTATGGAATAAAGACAGAGTAATAGATACGTTAGCTTTGTCTAGGCTATTGAATCCTGTACGAGAAGGAGGCCATACACTAAAAGTATGGGGTGATAAACTTGGAGTAGCTAAGTCTACCCCTCCCGAAGACTTTACTGTTTACACAAAAGAAACACTTGAGTATTGCAGACAAGACGTGGTATTAAACAAAGTATTGTTTGAAAAACTAAAAGAAGATTCAATCGGATTTTCAGAAGATAGTATTCTACTAGAGCATGAGGTAAGTCATATTCTTAAACAACAAGAGTTAGATGGTTTTGTGTTTGATGAAAAGAAAGCTATGCTTTTAATGGCAGACTTGAATTGTAAAATTAAAGAAACTGTTGATGAGGTCCATGCTACTTTTAAACCTAAATGGATAGACGATAAATTAATTACACCTAAGTTAAAAAAAGATGGTACGCTCTCCAAGTCAGGATTGAGTGAGGAAGAATATAATGACCGATTAGCTACGAATGATACAACCCCTTTCATGCGTAAACATTTACAAGAATTTAATTTAGGTTCACGTAAACAGATAGGAGAATATTTAATTGACTTTGGGTGGGAACCTAAAAAGTTTACTCCTACAGGACAACCTATAGTAGACGAAGGTACTCTTAAAAAAATAATACACATCCGGGAAGCAAAACTTATTGCAGACTTTTTACTGTATCAAAAGAGATTAGCTCAAGTTAAGTCTTGGGTAGAAGCATTAAAGGATGATGGAAGGATTCATGGTTCTGTGTTTTCTACGGGGGCGATTACTGGTCGCATGGCTCATAGGAATCCTAACGTGGCCCAAGTACCCGGGGTCTATTCTCCTTTTGGTAAAGAATGTAGAGAATGTTGGACTGTTCCGGAAGGACACAAGCTTGTAGGTATAGATGCAAGCGGATTAGAATTAAGAATGTTAGCACACTATATGGCTAACGAGGAGTATATACATGAAATTATCAACGGAGACATTCACACCGCTAATCAAAAAGCTGCAGGACTTGAATCAAGAGATAAGGCTAAGACATTCATCTACGCGCTCATTTACGGAGCAGGAGATGAAAAACTTGGTACAATCGTGCAAGGAAACAGAGAGGATGGTAAACGACTTAGAGAATCTTTCCTCAATAATCAGCCTTCATTTAAAGCTCTTAGAGACAGAGTTGTTAGAGCAGCTCAAAAAGGTTACCTCAAAGGATTAGATGGTCGTAAGATTTGGTTACGACATAAACATGCTGCATTGAATACTTTGCTCCAAGGTAGCGGAGCTATAGCTATGAAAAAGGCTTTAGTTATATTTGATGATATGTTAAAATTACAAACTATACCCGCTAAAATTGTAGGCAATATACATGATGAATGGCAGGTAGAAGTTCCAGAAAAACAAGCTGAACACGTAGGGGCCCTAGCAGTTAGATGTTTAGAACAAGTATCTAAAGAATACAATCTAAGATGCCCTCTCACCGGGGAGTACAAAATTGGAGAAAATTGGAGTGAAACCCACTAAAGAAAACAGAAAAAAGTTTGACCTAGATTTAACCTATGGCGAAATCAGGGAAGAAAAGATAGCAGCAATGCTAACAGATAAAAAGGTAGAAGTTAAATCAGAAAGAGACATTTGGCAGAATACAGGTAACATTTGTATAGAGTATGAGTGTTGGGGTAAACCTTCGGGTATTAGAGCAACAGAATCAGACTACTGGTTTCATAATCTTTGTATTGGAGATGATGAGTACTGTACTTTAGTATTTAAAACAACTACACTAAAAAAGATAGTAGATAAGTTAGACACATTTAAAACTGTGTCCGGAGGTGATGGTAATGCAAGTAGAATGTTTTTAGTTAATTTGCAAAAGTTATTTTCTACAGACGTTATCAAGGCATTTAAAAATATTAAAGATGAAAAAGAAAAAGACTAAAAGTTTAGATACTCTTGTACAAGATATATACGAGACTATTGAGGTGTTGGCAGATGATAAAGCCATCGATGTACCAGAAAAAATGTATGAAGAGTTTGGTAGAGATATGGAAGATGCTCTCAGAAATTGGGCCACCCCGGTAGAGCGACCTAAGAATGGATTGCGTATGTCTAACATTGGAAGGCCTACACGTAGGCTTTGGTATGATTTAAACGTAGATGGTCCTAAAGAACGAATTGATGGACCTACCTTTATTAAGTTTTTGTATGGTCACCTACTTGAAGTATTAATATTATTCTTTGTTAAGTTAGCCGGGCATGTTGTTGAATCTGAACAAAAAGAAGTTAAGGTGTCAGGTATTAAAGGGCATATGGACTGTGTTATTGATGGTCAAGTTATCGATGTTAAAACTGCTTCGGGTTATGCTTTTAAAAAATTTAAAGATGGTACATTAGCTCAAAACGATGCCTTCGGATATCTTTCACAACTAGCCGGGTATGAAGAAGCAAACAAAACAGAGAAAGGTGGTTTCTTAGTTATGAATAAAGAAACAGGGGAACTAACAGTTTTTATCCCGGATGATTTAGACAAGCCTAATATTAAGTATCAGATAAAAGAAGTTAAAAAAGCTATGCTTAGAAAAACTCCTCCTGCTTTTTGCTATCCTGCAGTTCCAGAAGGAGCAGCCGGTAATATGAAACTACATAGAAACTGCACATATTGTCCGCATAAGTTTGAGTGTCATAAAGATGCTAATGATGGTCAAGGTCTTAGGACCTTTCAATATGCAAAAGGTAGAGTATATTTAACAAAGGTCGTTAAGCAACCAAATGTAGAGGAACTTTTATGAACAGTAAGGTAGCTAAACAATATAGAAAGAAAGCTAAGTTACTAACAGTTGAATGGATTAAATCTTTAATACCCGAAGAAGAAGCAAAAAAAGTAACTGTAGAAAACTTTCAAGATTATATGCCGGACCAGAAATATGTTTATGCAAATAAAAAGTTTATACTATCTGCCTTCTCGGAACGATGGTTTTATCAACAACTTAAAAAGTTAAACAAAGATTTAAACTTAATTACTTTAAAGGATTTTAAAAATAATGAACTATAAATTTAACGAAAAAAATACAATAGAACAAATAGAAAGATACATAGATAGTACATATGAAAGACATTATGGTTATGGAAAGTATCAAGCAACAGATATGATTATAGATGCCGGATATGGAGAAGCTTTTTGTATAGGAAACATAATGAAATATGCAATGAGGTATGGTAAAAAACCTGATGCTGTAACAGGGAAATATAAAAATCAAGGAGACTTATTAAAGATTATACATTATGCTATCATAGCAATTCATTTATGGGAACAAGAACAAGGGAGTAATAATGATTGAAGATAAAGTAGGAGTTAAACCTTATCTAGGTATTAACATTAATTATAACAAAGAAAAGAAACTAGATAAGTTTAGTTTAGATACATTAAAAGATAGATATCTTTATCACGAAGAAGGAGAAACACATGCACAAGAAGCATTTGCGAGGGCTGCAGTCTTTGCTGCAACATTTAAAGGACATACAGATTTTGAACTTGCTCAAAGGCTTTATAGTTACTCTTCCGACCTATGGTTCATGTTTAGCACTCCTATTCTTAGCAATGGGGGAACCAATAGGGGTTTACCTATTAGCTGTTTTCTCAATTACGTACCTGATAGTCGCGATGGTTTATCTTCTCACTATGATGAAAATATTTGGCTCGCAAGTACAGGTGGAGGCATTGGTGGATATTGGGGAGATATTAGAAGTAATGGTATCGCTACTGCTAACAATAGTCGTTCTACTGGTTCAATACCATTTATGAAAGTAGTGGATTCTCAGATGTTAGCCTTTAATCAAGGCATAACACGTAGAGGGTCCTATGCTGCATACATGGATATAGACCACCCGGAAGTTGAAGAGTTTATAAATATACGTAAAGAATCCGGTGGAGATATCAACAGGAAATGTTTGAACCTACATAATGGAATTAATCTGACAAATGAGTTTTTACAGGCCATCAAGAATGATGATGATTGGAGACTGATAGACCCGAAAACAAAAGAAGCAGTTAAGATAGTTAGTGCAAGAGAACTGTGGTGGCAGATACTTAATGCTAGGGCCGAGACCGGTGAACCTTACATGATTAATATTGATAACTGTAATGATGCTTTACCTAAGTCACAAAAAGATTTAGGTTTAGAAATTAAACAAAGTAATCTCTGTTCTGAAATAACTCTACCTACAAATGAAGAAAGGACCGCAGTGTGTTGTTTATCTTCAGTTAATTTAGAACATTTTGATAGATGGTCCCAAGAAGAATTATTTATTGAAGATTTGATTACCATGTTAGACAATGTTTTGCAACATTTTATTGACAATGCTATTGACACATCTGAAATTGGGGAGTATAATGCTAATTACAAACGCTTTTCTAATCATGTCAAACAGGATAAAAAATCATTTACAAAAGCTGCGTATTCAGCTTATCGAGAGCGAAGCATTGGATTGGGTGCGATGGGGTTTCATGCCTATCTACAGCGTAAAGGACTCCCTTTCGAGGGCATATTTGCAACTGGCTTCAACTATAAAGCCTTCCAACATATCAAAGAAAAATCTTTGGATGCTACTAAAAAACTTGCCGAGGTACGTGGCGAAGCTCCTGATGTACATGGTAGTGGTCATAGGAACGCTCATCTTTTGGCTATTGCTCCTAATGCCAGTAGTAGTATTATATGTGGTGGTACTTCCCCTAGTATTGAACCATATCGTGCTAACGTATACACACACAAAACTTTATCAGGCTCGTACCAAGTTAAGAACAAAAATCTTGAAAGCCTTCTCAGAAAAAAAGGATTAAAAGGAGAGGACCTTGAAAAGGTCTGGAAAGAGATAGCTGCTAACGAAGGTTCAGTACAACAGTTAGACATCTTAGACGAAAAAGAAAAAGAATTATATAAAACTGCAAATGAGATTAACCAAATTTGGATAGTCGAACATGCATACAAAAGACAAGAGTTCGTTTGTCAAAGTCAAAGCGTAAATTTGTTTTTTGTTTTTCCAAAAGCAACTGAACCTCAAGAAATACATGACGAGTATTTACAGTATGTCAATGATGTGCATTGGTATGCTATGCATACTTTGAAGTCGTTGTATTACTTTAGGTCCGATGCTGCTAGAACTGCCGAGAATGTTAATATAAAAATACCTCGAATTAGATTAGAGGAAGTGGACTGTATTGCCTGTGAAGGATAAAGATAGAAAATTTAGTGAGTTTAGAAGAAGGATGTGGCTCGATTATAGTGACGAGCAATCTTCTTTTGGGTCCATTACTTTAGCAGAAGAAGAATACTATAAGAAATACAACAAATGGTTACTGGCCCAATACGCTAGTTATCTTAACGGAGAATAAATGAGTATATTAGGAACAAGAGAATATTATAAACCCTTTGAATATCCTTGGATGTTTGATTACTATGTTTTACAAAATCAAATGCATTGGATGCCGGAGTCTGTGCCTTTACACAATGATGTAAAAGATTGGCAAGATTTAACCCCGGTTGAAAAAAATCTATTAACACAAATATTTAGATTGTTTACGCAATCAGATGTAGATGTTGGTTCAGGATATATCGATAAGTATATGAGAATATTCAAGAAACCAGAAGCTAGAATGATGATGTGTTCTTTTGCAAACATGGAATCTATACATCAACATGCTTACAGTTTACTGTTAGATACAGTAGGGATGCCAGAAATAGAATATAAAGCTTTTGCAGAGTATGAAGAAATGTCTGATAAACATGACTATGTTGGAGACTTTAAACCTACATTAAGAGATAAGAAAAGTATTGCTAAGACTTTAGCAGTTTATTCAGCTTTTACTG